GCGATGGAAGCAAGCATGACGCCAGAAGCGTTTCGCGGCTTTCTCAAAGGCAACATTCTGAAATACGTTTGGCGCTACGAAAAGAAGAATGGTCTTGAAGATCTTGAAAAGGCAAAGTGGTATCTTGGTCAGCTCATCTTTGCCCTAGAAACTGATCAAGAAAGCGAAGCTCTCGCCGCCATTCAAAACAACATTGACAGCGGCTGTAAAGATGGCGCCTGCCCTATTCCTGGCATTCGTTTTGATCTGCCTCCAAAAGAAGGCGATCTATTCGCGCCAGTAGATAAAGCCTAAGCTGCTTGCCATTCCGCATAACAAAAGCCCCCAGAAATGGGGGCTTCTTCTTTTGACGGTGGAATGTAATAATCACGCTTCTCAGCAAAAGCTTCAATATCCTGCAATGAAGTGTGGGCACTGACAAAGCTATTGTGATGCACCCACGCCAGTAAAAGCTGTTCTCGTTTTTCGCTCCAAAACCTTTGTGGGCGCCACCATTCAAAAATAGGCTCCGCTCCTTTTAAGAGATTACAAGACTTACAACTTGGCACTAAATTATATTTTGCAAAATGAGGCCCGCCTTTGCTTTTAGGCACGATGTGGTCAATAGTTAGCTTCTCATTCCATTGTCCACAATACGCGCAAGCACACTGTCCAAGCGGGCCTCTTAGCGGATAGTCTTCAAAAATACTCTTGCGAAATCTACGTCTTGCGTCTCCAGGGCGAAGTTCAATGAGAGAGTAAAGCAGCTCATCGGGACCATTCGCTCTTGGCATGGTGCTATTAAATTTTCCTGCAAACAATCTAACCCGCAACAAGCGAATAATGCGCCTTTGCTAATATAAAAATTGCGGCAATCTCCATGGAACCATTCAAAGAAGGCATGGCCAATTTCGTGGCCACAATCACGGCTGGCATGCTTCTTTCCACTGGAGCTATGCTTATTACTGTTGGAAATCAACAAGCAAGAGTGGCAGTACAAATTGAAAGTGTCACTGAAAAACTTAGCGCTCTAACAGACAAAATGAGCGATATTGAAACACGAGTGCGCAGCCTTGAAATTAAACGCTAGGCTTTAAGAAACTCTCTTAGAGGACTAGCCATGTCTGGTGCAGAATGGTTCGTTGTTGGTGGCATCATCATTGCTGCTGCCGACCAAATTCTTGATCGTTCACCCTGGAAAAGCAATAACGTGCTGCAACTGCTTCTCGAAGGTTTGAAAACTGTTTTTCGCGTGAAGGACTGAAGCCATGACGGCTTCCAATAGGGGATTCTGGGATACCTGCTATACCATTGCTCGTAGGCATGGTGCGCGTTTCCCAGAATTAGTGGCAGCACAATGTTGCCTAGAAAGTGGTTTTGGGAAGCACTTTTCTGGCACCTGGAATGCGCTTGGTTTAAAAGGCGATGGTACTAGGACCACCACGCAAGAGTGGTACGACGGTCAATGGGTGACAATCAAAGCAGGCTTTCTTGACTTCCCAAGTCTTTCTGCTTGCATTGAATATCTTATCACGCGATGGTATAAGGACTATCGTCAATTCAAGGGCGTTAATAATGCCCCTAATCGTTATGCAGCGGCGCGCATGCTGAAAGAGCAAAGCTATGCCACTGATCCAGAATATCCTGCAAAGCTTTCAAAGCTTATGAAGGAATATGCCCCAGAGACAACGCAATTTACCATGATTGGCCCTAAAAAACGTCCTCAAGACTTTGGCTTTAAAGCTGGCGATTCGCATTTAATTGTGAACGATGCAGTAGAAACCATGAAAGCTTTTTCCTATGAAGGAAAGCTGTTGTGGGAAATTCCTTGTCTCGCTCGTGGACAGTATAGTGATTTTGAATGGCGCATCCAAAACAGTGATTGTCCTCCTGGTTTGTATAAAGTTGGCGCTATTTATCGAGACTATGACAGAGTGGGTGACAAGCCTGCCTATGATCGGACGCTTATGGCTTATGGTTGGTACAGTTTTGACATGATTGATTTAGAGGGGCAGGAGAGAGATAATGGAAGGGCTGGTATCATGTTGCACGGCGGATCTAGTGCGCTCGGGTGGCCGGGCGCATGGGCTCCAAATCAAAAACTAATGCCAACGATGGGTTGTTGTCGTGCTCGCAATATTGATTTGCGCGACAAAATTTTACCATTAACAGAGAAGGGAGCTGTTTTTATTAGCGTTTTTCAAGAAGGTTAAATATGCTTCCAGCGTTCTCGCCTAATAATTTTCCCTATAGTCTGTTTGAAACAGCCCCACCAGCAGGTGCCAGTGAGGCTGTAAAGGCGCTAGGAGGAGAGTTGCGAATTACGTACCAGCTTCCCAGCTCAGAAGCGCCCTGAGGCGCTTCCATTTAGCAAGCTCCTTCTCGTGATAACCTTCCCACTCGCTAATAGCTTCGCTTAGCCCCTTGATGGCAACAGCCGGATCATCGTCCGTGAGCAGCTCTTGAAGAGCCTCAGAGATGTGATCCACTTGTTGCTTGTACCATTGGTCCTTAAAGGCATCCATGGAAGGAAAGACAAGAGCCCTTAGCTTAGCTGATCAAACCACTTCCACCCAGCCAATCATGCCTAAAGCTTTAGCGTTCACGTCAGTGTCCACGGTAAGAATCAACGTGTCGCTTTCGCCAGAAGCATTTTGCCCCAGTGCCAAGCGAATGGCTTCTGCCACTGCATAGTTATTAGCACTGCCCTGACTGACAAAACCAGAATCAATCACAGTGCCCCCCGTAGCAGTGCCGCTTGTCGTCACTTCTACATTGCCCCTACCATTGTTGGCAGCAGTCCACGTTACGCCAGAAAGCGTAGGGTTTAACCGTAGTCGCCACAACACTACGTCACTAGAAGCAGTGGTTGTAGAAATCCTCACGGGAAGAATGACATTACCAGTGCGACCACTGGCCATACGAATGCCAGCAGTAATGCGTTCTCCAGAAGTGTTGGGTACTGTTGAAAGACTATGCGACACTGAATAAATGGCACCATCTGGCTCGTAGCCGCCTTCGCTCAACAAGCTACAACAAACATGCTTCATTGTCGCTGAAGACGTTTGAGCACTGGCGTTATGAATGCGATAGGACAATGGCAGGATAGCTGTTGTCATATAGACGCTATCCAATGCATTGAAATGTTCAAACTCATGGCAATAAACTATTTCTCCGTCAATAACAAAGCCACACCTAACACGTCCCACTCCTAACCATTCCAAATCGGCAGTAAAGATTTGCGCCTTGGCAAAATCAAGAGAAGAAAGCGTGTCGATGTTCCAATTGCTTTGATTTACCACGTCTTCATTGATGGTGCCAGAAGCATAGCTTCTCACTACAAACTGCAAGGTAGTACCACTAGCGCGTAGCATAACGCCATTTTGATCATTAAAAATCCCCACTTCTTGAATGAGACCAGATGCAAGTGGAGCGCCAACAAGGCTTTGCAAAAGCATCATGCTTTTGCCTGCTTGATACGGAAAATTTTGCTTAGTCCGACGAAGAACAGTGTCTCCCGATGCAGTGGTGGTGCTCATTGCTACGCTGCTTTGATGCGTTAAAAACGTAGAAGTGCCACTGCCAGCAATGCTGTCAAACCATTGATCAGGACGCTTGTCGTAGCGCATTGTGCTATCAAAAAGCGTATAGGGAGCACTCGTGCGCTGTCTGCCGAAGGCATCTACGCTGCCACTATCGGGGCCTTTTTGTAAAATCTTTCCTCGATAATCTGCCTCAATATGAGTTTCAAACTGTTCACCGCCTCTAATTACTTGTCCCATGAGAATAATGTCTTTCTTTTATTGTACGCGCAAAAAGAAAGGGCCTTTCGGCCCTTTGCTTATTTACCTTGCCCAATTTTTAGCTTGCGTCCGTGGCTGGCTTTGCTATTTTTGCCATTACCCTGCCTCGTGCGTTTGCTTTTGTTTGGGACAAGCTGCTTTTGTCCGCTAATGCCTACTTTGCTTCGGGCTGCCATGGAGAAAAGACGAAAACAGAAGTTTAGCCAGCCCAGGGCAGACCAGTGCCCTTAGTGGGAGCAGCTTGCTCATCAATTTGAGCTTGGAGAGCAGCTTCAATTTCAGCCACTTTCTCTTCGCCAAATTTGTCGAGCAGCCAGCCCACTACAATTTCTTCCGTGAGATCAGCAAAGGGAATGGTTTCGTCTTCTTCTGGCGCTTCGAGACCAAGAGAACCATACGCCGAGGCACGATAAGTGCCATCGAAGGCTTCAATCGTATAATGCAAAGTGTATACAATGCCGTTGGAAAGCTGGCGCTCAAGCTGAGCAATCTTCCATTCGCAAGTAGTAGCCATAATCAATCAGGATGGTCTTAGTTAGTTTAAACAATGAAAAAAGAAAAGAACGGCGAGAGCACGCTAAGCAGAGTATTGAAGGTGACTACTCGCTCAGCAGACAGACAATCTGAGCTGGCGGATTGTCATACAGCTTTTGGCAGCCTTGCCATTTTTGAGGCAGCCACCAGATACTAAAAACAGTAAAAATAATCAGTACTAATGCTATTGCTCCGAGTGTTGTGTAGTCGTCGATCGATTTCATGCTAATTAGTGGGAATGACTACTGGTCAGTGGCGAGCAAATTCGCCGTGGAGTTCTTCGCGCAGCACTCGAACAGCAGCGGCGCACTCGTCTTTGTCTTTGAAATCTCCAGCGTGATACAGCTTGCCAAGATGCCAAACCTGACCGGACCAGTGGTTTTTGGTGCTGATCCAGCTCACGCCTTTGATGCCTGAGGTGCTGTCCTTTCGCAGCTTGGTGTTGCGCTGGTTTTGCGACACAGTGATTGGACGCAAATTTTCAATGCGGTTGTTGAGCTGATCGCCATCAATGTGATCCAGCATTGGCACGGGTTCTTTGCCGTGTATGATCCAGATCAAACGATGAGCCATGCGCTGCTTGCCGTTAATAACAATCAGCACATAGCCGCGATTACCAACGCAGCCAGCCTCATCACTGGCTCGTGCTTTGCCACGATTGACTTTCCAGAACAGCTTGCCGTCCCGGTAATCAAACAGTGTGTGGAGAAACTCGCTCGTTAGTTCAGCGTCGCTAGGCACAAGCCCCCGTTCGTGTGACGGGACTAGTATAGCTCCCCAACCCGGTAAATACCGAGCCAGGGAGACTTTCGAGTAGGACTACTAGCTCAGGCGATAAGTCACAAACGTGTTGGCAGCCGTGCGTCGTGAAGCAAAGCGACCCGAGGTGCCAGTAGCAACAGATCCAGAGCCGACGATGGTGTGCGCAGTGCCAGCAAGTACACGCACCAAGCTTGGTCCTGTGTTGATCACGCTCCACTCAAAGGTGAAGTTGTCATAGGTGCCACTAAAACCAGCTTGGGTGTCGGTGCCAGTGGGCAGCGTCATGTCGGTTGCTGCTGCTGACGTGCTGGTGATAATGCCGGTTTTGAGGTTGGCAACAGTCAGCGTTGCAGTGGCATTGACGGCAGCAGGAGCTGGCTGGTCATGTGCAATTACACCGTCGTTGGTAATACGGAAACGCTCCGTCGGGCTGCTTGCTCCATCGGCGGTTGTCGATAGTACGATTCTGCCCGGCATGTCATTAGCGCCGGGGGTGCCGTCTACGGCTGCGGTGATTGATGCACCTCTAATTAAGTTTGTTCCGTCTGAACCTTCAAAAGAAATAAAACCAAGTCCATCATTAGCTTGTACAACAGTTGTACCGCCACGTGTCTTGCCAAAAGAAAGCGATGCAGTAGCATTGCCGTTTTCACGTCTTGTTAAGGAGAGGGTACTTGTATTGTTACTTGTTCCTTCTAACTGAATCTGCGGCGTGATGGTTCCTCCGAAGAAGGTGGTAGCAGCAGTAGACGTGCCAACTAACAACCTGCCGGAGCTGTCGATGCGGAGGCGTTCTTGAGCAGCGCCACCGTTAGGGTTAGTAGCAAAAGTTAAATTGTTTCCATTTTGGCCTGCGCCTGTAACAATACTACGAATATAGCTATACCGATCATCGGCATAGTCAATGCCACCATTGATAAATGTAAGCTGAACGGCTGCCGATCCACCAGTGTTTCTATTTTGAAGCACTAGCAACGATTTAGGCTCGTCCCCATCGGCGCGTGCATGGATTTTGCCTGCAGTATTTGTAGCGCTAAGGGTACCAACACCCAAGTTTCCATTGCTGTTAATGAATACTTGGCCCGTGCTATTTGTGGAAAAAGCTACTGTATTTGCTGACGGCAAATAAACACCATTTGTCGGAACAGTGCTGCTAGAAGGAATCAGCGCTGCTCCAGTGACATTACCCGTAGTAACGACATTCTGCCCGCCAAAATCAGGGCTAATCTTTGTACCAGCAATCGCGGCGCTAGCGTTTACATCCGCATTAACAATGGTGCC